AAACTCATCATTCGAAATTTACGAAATTGGTAAAGATGAAGTTATTCTTTGGAGCGATGCTGATGAAGTAGAATACTCTATAGATCCAGATGATCTTAAGAATTTCGTAAAGGAATCAGTAATAACTGAAGCTAAATCAATTAAGGTTACTAAGAAAGAATGGCCCTACGTTGAATTTAAAATAGGTAGCACAAAACATAAAGTTGAATTTGATTACGAAGATATAATTGATGATCATGGTAATGAGGGTCAAGATCAATTCTGGTTAGGTAAAGATGATGATGGTAAAGAATGGTCTATCGATGTTTACGCTGATTATAATGGTGATGTTCAAGATGTTCATTACGATACTATCGTCGCTGAATCAGTAATTAACGAAGCTAATGGACAAACAATAAAAGAGTTTGCCGATCTTCTTGCATTATTATTAGACGAAGACAGTGGATTAGACATTGAGCGTGCTATTATCGAAATGGATCCAAAAAAAGCCAGAGTTTTACAAAAGCAAATTTCTACATTGTATAAAAAATTATTTGATCTTACAAACGCTGGGTTTAATTTAAGAGAAGATAATTCAACAGTTAATGAAGCAAGGCCAGGTACTGAAACATATTATCAGGGTAGAGACGTATTACCTCCATATTATGGTAATTCACAACTTCATGATAAATCAGAGGAAATGTTTAAAAAATCATGGAAAAGGCTTAATGATAAACAAAAGGATGAAGTATTATCTTCTTTCCCTAAGAATGAATCAGTAGTTACTGAAGCTATTCGTTTTAATGCAAGCGATTATATTAAGGCTGGTAAATTAGGTTATAATGATCAATTCTTAGGAAAGAATTCTCTTGCTAGAACTTTATCAATAGATTTAGGATTGAATGCTACAGATGAATATGTAGGACCTTGGCTCGGATTTGATCACGTATCTCTTTATGCTATTGGTAAAAAAGGTGGAACTATTTTAAAAGATGCACTAACAGACAAATATACATATGAAGAATTAAAGAAAGCAGCAGCTGACTTTATGGGAATTAAAGAATCTGTAGTTACAGAGGCTAAGTCTGAGGCTCCAGACTCTTTATTAAAATTCATGAATGATGAACAAGATGAAGGACAAGACGCTAATGTGCATTTAGCTACATTCGATGGAAGTTCAATGGAAGCTCAGTCGACAACTAAAACGTGGGAAGATGGAGTTCCGGTTACAAAGTACTTCACAAGAGGAGGTTACAAGCCAGTTTCACCTAAAGGTGAAATATGGATTCTAGAATCAGAAAGATTTTGGTATTTCAGATACAAAGGAGTATGGTATGCTGTTAAGATAGCAGACTATGGAACTCCTCCGTTTGAATATTAACATATAACTAATTTCGCGTATCAACGAAATACACTTCAACTACATGTTGAAACAATTAAAGAATGCTCTGTATAAACTACAGAGCATTCTTAGTATGTATAGGATTGCACATTGTATTAGTTTATTAAAAAGATATGGAAAACATTATATTTAGACCTGACAATTTCAAAAAGTGGTCGATCGAGGCCCTTACTAAATTAGAGAAGGTAATTGATTCTTGTAAGAACGAAGCCCACCTTGAGGCTGCAAAGAACATGGTGGATAATTTTACAATAATTACAGCACTTGAAGATGCTGATGAATTTTCGATGGACATTATCATACATCAATTATGGCTAAGAATTAAATTACAAAAAAGCAAAATATATGCATCACACTAAGGGTAAAATAGGATTCACTGCAGGTAATTTTGATTTACTTCATCCTGGGTATATTTATACATTCGAAACTGCAAAGGAAAATTGTGATTATTTCATGGTCTTTTTACAAAGAGATCCTTCTGAAACAAGATTCACAAAATACAAACCAGTCATACCACTATACGAGCGTTATAAAACATTAATGGCATTAGAATGCGTTGACGAAGTTGTTACGTATCAAACGGAAGAAGACTTAATAGAGTTAATGGAATTCTATAAGCCTGATGTTAGAATATTAGGAGATGATTATATTGGTAAAAGATTTACTGGAGATCATCTAGATATTGAGATAATTTATACTACTCGTTCACATGGATGGTCAACCACTAAACTAAAAGATTTAATTACAATGCAAACCGTAAAACAAAACCCAGAACTAATTGATAGAGCAAAGAATGACGTAGACACGACAGCTGCGCAGCATTTAATGTTAGCTATTAGAGATGAAATAGCACAGTATGTTGAAGGTAACTTGACAGAAGAGCAATATAAAAATGGAATTAAAGAATTATTAGAAGACGCATGAGAATAATAGTAACAGGTGGATTTGGATTCATAGGATCTGAGTTCGTAAACACAATTGGAAGAAAAAACCCAAATGCAGAAGTATTGGTAGTTGATAACTTAACGTATGCTGCAGATGCACGTAGAATTAATGTACCTAATATTGATTTCCTCGAAAAGGATATATGTGATGTAACCGCCGAAGACCTAGGTTCTTATGACTATATCGTTCACTTTGCAGCTGAAAGCCATGTTGATAACTCTATTAAAGACGGAAAACCATTTATTAGAACTAATGTCGAAGGAACATTTAATTTATTAGAATGTGCTAGACAGAATAAGAGCCTTAAGAAGTTCATCCATATATCAACAGATGAAGTCTATGGAGATATGGCAGATATTAGTATAGATGTTACAGCTGATGAGGAATTTCCCTTAGTTGCATCCTCTTATTACTCAGCGACTAAAGCATCTTCGGATATGTTAGTTCTTTCAGCTGCCCGAACATTTGGATTACCATACATCATTACTAGAACATGTAATAACTACGGAGAAAACCAACATTCTGAAAAATTCATCCCGACTATTATGAGATCAATTAAAGAAGGAAAGAAAATTCCAGTATATGGCGATGGCCAACATGTCAGAGAGTGGATAGACGTAACGGACAATACTCAATTGATATATGAGATAATGTTATCTGACAGAGTTAATGAAACATTTAATATAGGATCTGGCGAAAGATACACTAATTTAGAGATCATAGACATGATTGGAACTATGATGAATAAGAATCCAGAATATGAATTTGTTGCAGATAGATTAGGACATGATAAACGATATGCACTAAACAATGGTAAATTAAATTCGATTTTCGGAGAAACAATACCACTATCATTCGAGGAATATTTATTAGAACAAGTATATAATTTAAAACAAGAACAATTATGAATCCAGCATTAATCACAATGTTAAAAGCATCAGCAGAAGCTGATAGAGCAAAGGCCCTATTATCGTTAGATTTATTAGGAAATAAAGGAACAGGTATCGGAGATCATTCAACGGGTGACTTTTATAAGAACGCCGAAGAAGCACTAATCATGTTAGTAGATGCCGATGATAGGCTACACGCAATTGATAAGTATTATGGCTCCGTATTAGAAGCCTTATAGTAATTTAAAACTTTTTTGAAAATAAACAGCCCGAGATTTTTTTATCTCGGGTTTTTTGCTTATATTAGTATAGTAATTAATAAACAAGCAATAAATGAAAAGATATTCAAAAGGAATTAAAACCAACGACCACTCTTTAGCAGAAGTATTCTCATCATACGAATGTAATAGAGAAACTCAATTCGTAGAAGCCTTTTTTGGCAAAGAAGAAATGAACACTGTAATCGAAGCATGTGGTTTATCTAGCATTGAAGATATAGATAGAAAATTAGAAACTCCGATAACAATCGGAATGGCAACTAAAAGAGCCGACCTTACGTTTGAAGACGAAGGACAAATGTATTACTTTGAAGTGATGAGTCAATCTCAAAAAGGTAAATGGGACAATGATCACCATGAACAGTTCTATCTTAAATCTAATAGACTTAAACAAGATTACGAACAAGTATATTCCTTTGCTATCGCGTTTAAAGAATTCGATGCACCCTATCTTAATGAATTTTCTAAGATGGAAGATTCTTATGCAATTCACTTAAGATTTAACGACCAAGGTTATTTCGCAGATGTGTATGGAATAGAAGAAAAGAAGGAAAAGGTTACTGTTAAACTCGCTTCACTTGAAGAACTTGGTTTAAAATGGATGAAAGTTGCTTCATCTGAAATGGGATTCAAAAATAGAAAAGACCTACCACACCGTAGTAGATACCTTTATATTGGAAAGGCATATACTGGTTCTAGATTAGGTATCGAATGGGTTATTAATCAAAAGAACAATGACCTTGGAATTAAAATATCTGGATATTTAGTTAGAGATCATGGACTTAATAGAATCATCGATGAAACAGGAAAGATTCTTGATAGTATAAAATCTAAAGTTCCAGGTTTTGAATTCGTAAAAGAAAGTTCAGGTGCCAATGATAAAACAATTTCATTTAAATTTGACAACACCGATTTCTCAGAAGAAAACATAAAGCTATTGAAAGATATCACAGTTGCTTTCGCCGAAGAACTTGGAATGGAAAACTTATTAAAATAAAAGACATGACATTAAAAGAATTACAAATCTTATTAGAACGTGCATCAGAAAACATCAGATACGGAAATCCAGGCGATGAAACACAATGGGCTTATAACGAAGGAATCGAAGATCTTGCAATCGAATTAGAACAAATAGTAGAAAACAATAAAAAGAAAGATGGCATATTATAACGGACCTCGTAGAAAAAAGAAAGTAGATAGGAGTATTGTTAGAAGTAGAACAACATCCGACGATTTTGAAAATGCAAAGCAACGTGCTCTTGGAAATGAGGAAAAGAAGGTCACAACTTCAGGCTTTATTTTTAAGAATGGAATTCCCCACAAATTAGTAAATGGAGTATTAACACCACTTACGAAACTATAACGAAACAAAACACATATATAGAGTATAATAACCAAACACATTTTATGAAAAGTATTTTAGAAGAAGCAAATTCAATTGTAAACAACAGAAGCGAAGAAGCAGATCGTAATTACGGTCCTTTTTCAGAAGGTATGGATAGAGCAGCGATGATCTTTCAAGGTATGACAGGCCATGAAGTAACAGGTGCAGATATGTTTAAAGCATTAGTAGCCCTTAAATTTTCTAGAGAAAGCTACAATCATAAAAGAGATAACTTACTAGATGCAGTAGCATATATACAGGGTCTAGACAATTACATAAATGAAAAACAATAATCATATGAAAATAGCATTAGTATTAGCAAAAGGAGTTGAAGGATGTGGTCTTACAAGACACACTATTGAGTTTTACAATTGGTTGATAAAAGAAGGCCATGAGGCAACTATCTTTGCAGCTGTAGAAAAGAAATGGCCCCGCCATAAAACAACAGATATAGTTTGCACTGAATTTAAGAGAAAGGATATCCCTAATATTGCTAAAGAACTTGAAAAGAACGACGTAGTATATTATACATCATATCCTCACAAATCAGTAGGAGACGAATTCAATGAAGATTTTATTGAACATTGTATATATGGTTTAGAAAGTCCTATTAAAATTGGAAATTGCTTAGATCATAATACTGCAAACTTATCAAAGAATTACAAGTATTGGGAAATCATGAAATCCATGGATGCTATGTTTAATTATTCTGCAAGATCTAATTTTGCAAATAAATTAAGAGAGCATGCACCTGATACTCCTTTGATTGAAATGAATCTTAATTCATATGACTATGATGCATGGTCTAATACTGTAGTTCC